GACGGTAGAAAGACCCGCTCGTTGCGGGCCAAAAGAACCGAGGACCTTTGCGGTGTACGTCAGCTGTCAGGCTACGTCTCGGTTCATTAGATTTTAATTAACCATCAGGTCGGCAGCGCTGGTCTCAGCAGACGCTTTATCCTTCCAAGGGCTCTCGCTTCAGCCATCCTCGGCCCCCAGTGCGGGTTTTACCCCTAGGGCCTCTGGACGGTACTTAAGTTCCCGTCGAGCCCTCACCTGGAAGGTGTATTGGAAGAGAGAGGAGAAGTTGTCTGGTCTTCTCTTGTCTTCCGATGTATTCAGTATGGCCCCTGTTTCCGGGCTACGTCAACCCTTATTTCCTGAGAGCTTTATGAGAACCCACAAGCTCGATGCGTAGTGGGCGGCCATAGCCTGCAGCAGCCAGGTGGCTGAGGGCTGACTTGAGGTCTGTGTCGATGATCGGCAAGGTCACCGTGCCCTGCTTGTCGTTAGCTCTGAATGTGGCGTGGAAGAGGTGTTGGGTGTGGGTCATGATGCAGTGGTGGCGATGATGGTGATTGTTGTGATGATGCTGAATAGGATGAGACCGATGTGCGGTGTCTCAACGTTGTGGCTGTGTCTCGGGTGCATAGACTCTGATGGCGGTGGCTAGTAGGACGGTGGCGAAGGCGAATGGTAGAAGCATGATTGGTTACTCTCTCGATGTCTTTATAGTAACCGCCCCTCCTGTCTTTGGATAGGGCGGTTAACCGAACTACATCAGTTCATGTCGATGACGGTGTAGTTGTAGCAGTCGCAGGCCAGGCAGCCATAAGGCTTGGCGTCATGGTGCTTCATGAAGAAGGGCTCCTCCTCAGGATCGAGAGTGATGCAGACTCCTTCGCCTGCGAGCTCGTTGAACAGGAAGGCCATGAGCTGCTCTTCGTCCTGCTCCTCGAGGCCGGTCCAATCATCATTGATGAGGGCTGGGGCCCAGTGGACTGGCAGTTGGTAGATGGTGGTGTCGGTCATGGTTGGTGTTCCTCTCTCTGAATTCAATATACATGAAAAGGGGCCGGTTGCCCAGCCCCTTAACAATGGTTCATACAAAGGATGCTTCGACTTGGGTCTCGGTGATCATCACGCTCTCTTGGTAGCAGCGCTCCTTGTAAGCTCCGGCCAGTTCATAGACCTTGGCTTGTGCTCCGGTCCTCTCGTCCAGCAGTACCTCGATGATCATGGTGTCTTCGGTGCAGGCAACCACCTCACCCATCCAACGTCCCCGTGCTTCGTAGATGGTGTGACCATGTGGGAAGAACTTGAGGGCGAGGCGCTCAGCGGTCTGGCGAGCGATCTCAGGGTGGAGTTGGCCGTTGGTGTCGAGGCCACAGTAGATACGGAAGAGTTTCATTGGGTTGTTCCCTTAACTGAATTCAGTATGGCCCCTGAGCTACGAAAGCGCAAGGGCCAGTGACTGAGAACTAGATGAGAGTCTTAGAGCTGCTGATGATGGTGATTATCAGAGCTGGTTGAAGTAAGCAGCCATATCATCAACGTCCTTCTGAGTGAAGGTGGAGTTGTTGATGTCCTGGATGAAGGTCATGATCGTCACACTGGGCAGTGTGCTGTTAGGACCATCGGGGAACGAAGGGTGCACCAAGCCGAAGCAGTGGCCCACCTCGTGGTAGATCGTGCTCTTGGTGTTGTAGCCCTGGGGCAGGACCTTCTCCCAATACACAACGAAGTGGTTGTCGCCGGGCTGCTCCCGTGTGTCATGCACGCCCAGAGCTCCATCGGTCACCGTGCCCCACTGATCGAAGTCGATGATGCGGTGGAAGGAGAGACCAGCCTTGTCCTCGGTGTCCACCTCAACGGCATTGATGCCGACGGCTTCAGCTGCGTCCTCGATTGCCTTCCTGCAACGGGTGATCTGAGTGTTGGTCATCTTGTGGCTATTGGTACCACGCATGATGCCATCGCGATCGATGTAGTACTTGACCTCACCTGCTGCAACCCAGTCACGACGGATGTCATCACGCGGGCTGAAGGGTGCACCGTTAGCCAGTGCCCAACGCTCCCAGTTGCGAAGGTCACCGATGTCAGTAACGAAGATCGTGCTCTTGTACTGAGTGTATGCACGAGTCGAACGGAACTTATACTCATACATGTCCTGAAGGCCGCTGATCAGGCGGTCAGTCTCGGACTTGTGATCACTGTACTGCTGGGAGTTGTCCAGGTAGATACCCACCAGGTTGTTGTCCCGATAAGCACGGATGTCTGCGGGATAGGTGCAGACACAACGATTGAATGCACCCTCGACGCCATACTGAGCACAAGCTGCCTCAAAGCGTCCAAGTGCGTGGTCAGACCAGATGCAAACGTTAGCGCCTTTCAGGCTGGAGGAGGCGAAGGTTGTAGAAACCCCGGCTGCCGCCTTGACTCGTGCCCGCACATCGCTCGTGCTGATCGTCACGCTAGGGTCGATGTAGACCTTAAGGGCAGAGTTGTAGTTCTGCTCGTAGACTGATGCTGCCATGTTTGTTGTTATGCAATATGTACGACCATGTGGCTAGGCCTTGCTCCCGTAGGGTGACAGCTGTATAGCTCTGCTTGCGCGTAGTTGTGGGGGCATGGTGGCTCCCCGGTGATGATGATGGTGGTGATTACAACCCACCAAAGCCTGAGGCGTTCTCACGCTCCTCAAGCGAATAGTTATGGTTCTTGATACGCTCTTCCTTAATCTTAGGATACTTGACTGACTCTGGCAGGTACTTCATTTCAACCATCCTATCAACCTTCTTCTTGTAATCAATGAGGTTGGCTTTATCTATGCTCTCCACACCATAATGTTTATTGGTGTACATCTCCTCCTGATAGCGTCTGTATTGATTCCTAATCCCTTCCATGGGCTGTTGGGTACCTTGGCCTAGTTTGGCGGGCTCGTAGGCTGCCTCAACCCCCAATGAGAGGTTGTTGAGTGATGCTGTCTGCACCTCGTTGGTGATAGCTGCATCAATGAATTGGTTCGTTGCTTGTTGTTGTCCTGTGAATGATGTGAGGGCTGCTAGTTGCCCAAACTTGAGAGTGTTGCTGTCCATGATGATAGTGAATGGTTAGTCTTCGTCAAACTTGAACATAGTGGCCTCCTGCCAATCGTCAGGGTCTAGTATCCACTCACGCTCTACGCTTATGGTGTCCTTGATGATTGTTTTCTGCTCATCAGTGAGATCATCCCAGTTGCAATCGTCGGGAATGACTGATGTTCTCCTGTCTAGATATTGCCAGATTGTTGTGGTTTGGCCGATAACAACATCTCTGTACCGCTGTGTGCTGTCCTTAGGATTGTTCATGGTGTTGTTGATAGATAGTGTGGATGATTCGCAACAGATGGAGTGACATTTGCGTGCCAGCCCAGCTGCTGCGCGTCCCGCCCGCGAGCGTGGCCTGCCTGGCCCTGTGAGGCCGTTCACCCGGGCTCCATGCCGGATTGTACCTGCGAGAGGGTAGAGGCCCCTTAGAGCCCCTGCTAGCGCCCGCTCAGAGGCCTAGAGGGGGGCCCGGTCCGATTCCAGCAGCAGAGGGGGGCCATGGGGGGAGCGCTAGCTGCCGGGTAACACGATACGGGTTCAGAGATTTCTGTCAAAATACTCCGAGATATACGTTCCCCCTCGAAGAGCTCCCCGACAGCCCCGTTAGGGGCGGGTAGTCGGGAGCGATGAGAGGGGGTGGCATTTTTTCAGAGCTTCGGGGAACACTCCGCAGCGGTCCTAGGACGGCCCTCAAGGGCCAGCCTGATGGATTCCACCAGAATGGGATTACCAGCCGTCTGAGCGGCTTGTAGGGCCCTTAGAAGGCGTTCTCGATGTTCTCCTTGAGGGATCATGACATAAACGCAGCTTTAGCCACGTTGGGAAGGTTTGCATACAACAGGTTCTTACACTCCTCAGCAATCAAGCGATGCTCTTCCTGGGTTCCATTACCACACCGAAGTTGGCAGTAGTGGATCCAGGAGCGGATAGTACCTGACATGTACAGTTTGGTTGGTGTGTTGAGAGGAAGGATACCTCGGGCACACTCCTTAGCAACACCATAGGAAAGCATCCTCTGGTAAAGCACACGAGTGGTCTCAAACACCTCATCAATCTCAGACTGGAACTCAGCAACAATCTCAGCAGGGAGATCATCGATGGAGTTCTGTCTGTTCTTGGTATCTTGCCTCCGCAGCTCTGGAACTTCGAACTCACCAAGATCAGCAACAGCATAACGCTGAGAGAACTCTTGGAAAGAGAAGGAACGGTGACGGAGGATCTGTGGAGCTATAGCTCTAGTAGTCTCAATCTCCACAACCATATGAGCCATTTCGAATGGGCTCCAGTGGCCATGCTTGATTAAGTATCTAATTAGTCGATCAGCTGGGTCTCCTAGCTTTGCATCCTTGTTAGATACTCTAGCTAGATAGGCTATCAACTCCTCAGCATCTGGTGTTACTGAGATCAGGCTTACCTTAGACATATTAAAGGTAGGATTGAACAGGGTGGATTGGTGTGGGTGTTGGTGTGATTGTTGTGCTGTGGTCTTGGTGTTCATATTGTGTCCCCTGGGTTTCCACCGGGTTCAATATAAAAAAGGGGCCCCCGGCAATTCCACAGGGCCCCTATTCACCGCAATCCACACAGGAGGGCACCACTCCCCCTGCTTACTGTCACCAATTAGCTCTAACTCCAGTCCCAGACACGGTTCTGGGCAGGTTTTACACCTTTGAAAGAGAGGCCTAAAACGAGCCTATCTGTAGCAGCTTTAGCGTCGTTTTCGAAGGCATCCATCATCGCCATCCATTCTTCATTCTTACGCAAGGCTTGTGCTTTGTGAGCGCTTTGAGCCAGGGCATCAACGAACCATTGCACGCCTTGTGCCAGAGCATCGACGCGGTCATCATGTTTGACAGCACCCTTCTCTCTGCACATACGGGACATCTGGTAGCCGAGCATGTACTCAAGACGTTTTTCCGGAGGAGCATCCGGATTAGAAGCATAATCATATTCCCACACCTTAGGGTCGATAATCAGCTTGTGTTGGTTCATCACCGGCTCTAGGGTTTCGATGATGCGTTCTTCTTTGCGGACAGTCGCTCGGACCTCTTCTGTTGAGAAGCCTGCACCCATTTGCTGGATATGTCTGTTAAAGAGTTCGCAGACCATACCATCTCCGAAGTTGGACTCAACCAGGAGTCGGCTAGCTTTGTATCGCTTTCCCAGACGGACGATGTCTGATAATGTTGCATCGGAATAGCCATCACGATAAGCCTTAAGGTCACGTACAAAGACGTAACCATTGGCCTGGGATAGCACCACAGCCACAGTCTCGTCTGTACCGCGTCCAGAAGGGTCTACAGAGACGATTGTCTCATCATAGTCACACATACCCTCATCGATGTACATCGGCCCGTAGAAGCGATCTCCGGGCAGTCCTACGGGGTTGAGGGTCTTGATCATATAGCGGGGATCAGCGGACCAAGCATACCGCTCAGCACACTCTTGACCGAGGGGAGTAACGATCAGATCTTGGAACTTAAGGGGGAACTTCTCAGCATCAGACAAGCTAGTATCTAGCATGAACTGAAGCATGAAGTTAGAGCGGCCCATAGCAGCCTCCCTCTCCAGCAGATCTAGATCAGAGAATCGGCTATCGGTGGGTGATCCTTTCTCCACTCCTTTCTCGATGTCTTCAACCAATGCTGGGGCGAGGAGGCCCTCATAGCCGGATAGGTCCTTGGGATAGCGTGCAGGCCAGACGAACGGGCGATAGGAGCGCTCTGCGAGCTTCCTGTAGATCGTGAACGTTGACTGCGGCGTACCGAGGAATAGAATGCGTGAGTCGTCATCCGGGGTGAGGATAGATTCTGCCTCTGTAACCAGTTGTAGGAGTTTCTCACGTTGCATGTCCGTGGCTGAGTTTGCAGGAACTTCGACGTCATCGAAGATCATTAAGTGTGCGCGTGATCCTGTCATCTGGCCCGTGATACCGACGGACTTGACTGAGGGCGCTTGGTGGGGCTTCGCGGGCCCAACGTCGAATGAGATCCGGGACCATCGTTGGTCCGAGTCTTTCGGTCCTAGATGATTCAGCCATGAGATGTCCAGGATGAGTTTCTGGCAAAAGATTGAGAAGTTATCCGCCCTTTCCTTTGAGGCTGAGATAACCATAATCTTCTTGTCCGGATCGTTGAAGAGCACCCAGAGGACGAAGGCAGCTGTAATCCAGGATTTGCCAACGCCTCGGAAAGCGCTGATCTGTAATCGTTTCGGTCCATGTTGGAGGTAGTCTGCGATGTGAAGTTGAGCCCTAGTGGGCTTAGGTAGATCCAGCTCGCGCCAGACCAGAGTCAGGAAGACCCGAAAGTCCTCCTTTATCTGTGTTTCTAATTGTTGGAGGTCCATTATGCTATGCGGTGTAAACTCAAACGAGCTTGAATTGAGCCAAGTACGTTAGGGGTCTTCTGACATTGGAGTGAGATCAGATCATTCACTGAGAATGTACCAATGGTAGATCCACCACAACCACCAGTGTCATAAGTTGAGTCACGGGTGTAAGTAGCAAGACGGGAGTTGGCAATCGTGCTGCCATTTAACTGGAGAATGGTTTGGATGTCCATTCTGTTATTACCACTGGTCTGGTATCCGTACCATATAACATGTATCACATAGGTTCCAGCAGTATCAATCCGAACCTTACCGCCTGTCAGCGTCATCCCTTGGGAGACCTCAGTGGAATTAAAGACCACATCCTGCATTGTATCCTGGATGGACTGAGCAGTGCTGTTAGTGACAGTGATGAAGGCAGGAGTAAACCCACTACCCAGATCAGAGGTCATCGCAATCGTACCACCCTTATCAGGGAAAGACACCGTGCGGTTAGCCGTGATGTTCTCCATGTTCAGAGCGACCCTATTGGACCCATCCTTTTTCAGGAGGCGGAGCTGATTACCAGCACCCACGATGATGTGGTTACCAACAGTCATTGTGAGGTTGCCTGTGGGAGTAACACCGATGTTCGAACCCGAGGACGAGATCGTGGCCACAGAAACGTCGCCAGTGAGATCACCAATGAAGGTAGGAGCCGTTAGTGTGCCATTCAGGGGGTTAATCAGGAACGAGCCGTTGTACTTCAGGGATGCCTGGCCATTAGAGCCTGGAGCATAGATGATCGCACGGGAAGCACTGGCGATGTCGGAGTTGATGTCAACGGTCAGAGCGGCAGTGCTCATCGGACCTTCAGGACCTTCAGGACCCTGAGGACCTTGAGGGCCTTCAGGACCAATGGCCCCATCAGCACCGTCAGCCCCTGGGTTACCTTGGGGACCTTGATCGCCCGGGTTGCCTTGGGGGCCTTGAGCACCTGGGTCGCCAGTGTCTCCCTTGTCACCCTTTGGTCCTTGAGCGCCATCAGCGCCATCAGCACCTGGGTTACCTTGAGGACCCTGGGGACCTTCAGGCCCGGTAGCCCCATCAGCACCGTCGTTACCTGGATCACCTTTTAGCCCCTGAGGACCGGCATCACCTGTGTCACCTTTAGGTCCCTGGGGGCCAGCATCACCTGTGTCACCTTTATCACCTTTTGGACCTTGAGGACCCGGAACAGTGGAGTCTGCACCATCGGCCCCTGGAAGGCCCTGTGGGCCCTGTAGACCCTGCTCGCCCTGGATTCCCTGTGGACCCTGGGCTCCGTCTGCTCCATCGGCTCCTGGGAGTCCCTGAGGGCCTTGTAGCCCCTGCTCACCCTGCAGGCCTTGAGGACCCTGGGGGCCAGTATCACCTTGGAGACCTTGAGGGCCTTCTGGGCCTTGGGGGCCAACAGCACCGTCAACACCGTCAACACCATCGGCACCATCAGCACCACGAAGGTCACCGGTAACGAAGCCGAGGCCATCATCAGAAGTGAAGGTCACAACACCAGTCAGGGGATCATAGGATCCACCTGTCCAGCCTAGGCCATCAACACCATCTACACCATCTGCACCGTCAGCTCCAGGAGGTCCCTGTGGTCCAGGAGCGCCTGTTGCATTTGTGATGCTGTTTGCATAGATCTTGATGTGAGCACCAGTGTTTGAGTCAACTCCCCAGTACCACCAGGACTCAACATCTCCGCTATAAGTCCAGTATCTACCATCGAGGGTTGTTGTATCCCCTGGAGTGGGGTTAAGAGGAAATGCCATAGTTAGAATGTAGGACGAATCATAAGGCCCATTGGATCCCCGTGAGAGGGGCTAGGAAGGGGCTGAGGGGGCTTTGGGGTAGATGGTACCTGAGGGGTCACTCCCGCGCCTTTGAGGGGCTCCAAGGCACCTCTCCCGGCGTATGCGCGTGCGACACTCTCAGCAGCACTCATGCGCTTGTCGAAGTGGGGCTTACCTGGGCGTAGATAACCCTGGCCACTAGCAGCAGATCCTGTGAAGGCCTTAGCAGCTTCAGCAGCAGATGCATACTTGCGGGAGGAGAACTTCTCCAGAGGCTTCGACCAGGACACCAGGGACTTACCTGGAGCAGGGTCATGCTTGCCCTTATACTCCTCAGCCATATACTTAATCTGCCACGCCATCGAGTTAGGATCGGCACCAGACCGTAACGCTTCTGTGCGTGCGCGGTCATAAGCAACCCGGCGGGGTCCGGTGTATTGCATCATGCCTCGGCCAGCCTTGGCGTCCTTCTCCACCACATCTAGGTTCATCAGGTCCTGGGAGCCAGTCTCCACCATGATGGATCCGATAGCACCAGCAGCCTGCTCATGACTCATTGGTGGGAGTCCGTAGTCTTTGGCAAAGCCTGTTTTGCTTGTGAAGTAGTTGTAGAGGGTGTCTGTGTTCTTTGATCGGATGATTGGGAATTCTGCCATGGGGATGAAATAGATATGATGTCGAGGCCAGGGACCTCAGAGGGCTCTGTATGCCTCTCAGGCGGGAGAAGACCCTCGGGGGTACGAACGGTCTCGTTGTACTCTCGAATGGCCTTAGAGACGCTTGTGGAGGCCTTAGCGTCGATGTATTTGAGTTCTAGCCACTTCAACCACGAAAGGCAAAAGAAAGCGATAGGCAAGGGCAGCTTCTTGAGCCACCCTGCCATGAATTTGAACTCATTGAGATAGAACTCAATAGGTTTCATTTCTTCTTCTTTTTAGGGAATCCTCTCTTCATAGCCCTGTAGCTCTTGGGAGATACAGTGGAATTCTTCTTGGACCTGGAAGTACCGGCCTTCTTACGCTTGTTGATGTTTCTGTAGAGGCTCATTAGCACTTCCAACGACGACGGGCTGCCTTACCCCGAGGTCCAGTCCAGCCACGTGAGCGGGCACAGAAGGACTTCTTACGGGCACCACCACCAGGCTGTGGGGCTTTGAGATTTGAACCAGTTTTACGATTGATGCGGGCACGGCCTTTTGCAGTAAGGCCGCCTTTCTTGGATTTGCATCCATTCTTGATCCCGCATCCTTTCATGGCTCCTTTCTTTTTAGAAGCCATTGCTATCAGCTATTGTCAACGGAAGTTGCATAACCGATGCTGTCAGCAGCAACAACGTGCTGGCGGGCTGCACACTCACTCAGGAGGTCAAGCACAAGATTAATATCATCAGCTGTGGACACGAGTCCAAGAGCGGTAACAGCAGCAGCATCCAGTTTGTAGGATCCACCTTTCTTCTTCTCGGTAGACCAAGTTGAGGCGGGGCGGACTACAACAGAAAATGTTTCAGCAGTCATGATTAAGTAACGAGGAAAAAGATAGAGGTTTCGACTATACCTTCTACTGATTCGACATCAGCCAGGGTACATTTGGCCCTGATGAGTCCTGTAGAGTTAAAGGTCAAAGTCGAGAGGCCTGAGTCAGCAGGGGTGAAGACTACATCACCACCGGTTGCCGTCCAGGCGAATGTGGGCGTAGCATCTCCCAAGGACCGGACAATGACGTTCTTAGAACCACCGAGACTTACAACGATGGGGTCATCATTTTCGAAGTCATAGGGTACACCGTCGATGACTACAGAGAGAGGTTCGATATTTGGAACAATCTCGACAATCTCATCACCGGCAACGGTGTAAAGAAAGACCCGCCCCTTATCGGCGCGGGCAGTCAAACGATCCGCAAACACTAGCCCATTCGTTTTAGGTAGAAAGGTAGTGTCTACTGGCATCAGGCTTCGGGCACATCAACAAAGTCATTAGCAGCGCCGTTCACCAGGGAGCCTGTGGCGTTGCCAAGGGTATCGACCACAGCAGGGAAAGTATCCTCGCCCAGACGGGCATAGGTGGTCAGATCTGCGTAGTACTCGTGAGTAGTGAAGTCTTCACCGGTCTGGAAGAACTCATCGACCTGAGGGCCAACGAGGACCTGGTCAGAGATGATGAGGTTGTTCACACCACCATCCCAAGCAACACCACCAATGTTGGTAGAGACGGCCTTACCCACGCACAGGGAAGAGCCAACTTGGTTAGGGGTGTAGGTGTTGCTAGCGATAGCCAGGTTAGCCCGCATTGCATACGTACCCGCAGCAGGATCACCCAGGTAATACTTCAGGCGACGAGTGGTAGCATCATGCGTGAACAGGAGGCGGCTGGTAGCGTTGGGGGCATACCAGGTGTTAGCACCATGCTGGAGGTTAGCGTCACCAGTGACGTACATGCCCCAGTTGGTACCACCACGGCGGAGGAAGATAGCGTTGTTTCCGTTGGAGAACAGCGTCATCATCTGGTTGTCAGACGCGCTATCGGTCAATCCCACGAGGGTCAGGCCAATGGACCAGTTCTGGTTCCAGTTGAGGATGTTCTCGGTACCACCACCGAGTCCAGTGAACTCGATGTAATCGTTGGCACCATCGAGCTCGATATATCTGCTGGCCTGGTTACCAGCAGCCTGCAGGTCTTGGATGGCTACAAAGTCCTGGAGATCGAACGAGTAGACAGCAATGCCGACACCAAGGATCAGGACAGCGTTGGTCAGACCCGGGGTGGGTACATAATCATTCGTAGCGACTGCCTGACGGGCGTCTTCTACTGATTGAAAGAAGCGGCTGAAGCGATTAAACTCGGTACCAAGGCCACGCAGGGCCAGAGTATTGATACCAAGTACGTCAATAATGTTTGTAGTCATCCTACTTGTGCTGTGTTAGCGTATAGAGCTCCCGTTGCGAGGCCAGACAGTACTTGGAAGTCATAGACCACTTGGTCATTGACTAGCAGTGTGCTGGGGTCTTCGTCCGGGGTTGGAGTGAAAGAAACAGTGATGGAGGTACTTACTCCGCCGGGATCGGCGTCATAGATGTACGACCATGCACTTCCATTGTAGGTGTAAACTACACCTCTCTGAGTGATTTGATCACCCGGTTGGTAATCCATAGCTTAATTGGAATTCCGCAAGGGACATAGATCCCTTGTCTTGATTACATCTTCGACAAGCAGTGGTCACATTGGATGCATCCCAACGTGCCCCGCCTTTGCAGCGAGGTACTATGTGGTCTAGAGTTAGGTTGTCTTTAGAGCCACAATATGTACATGTGTATCCATCCCGGGCCATGATGTTGTCTCTCCACATCCGTTTCGCATCTGATGCGCGGAAGGTGAGGAGTTCATGCATGAGGCTTCGGGGAGTTTCCATCTGTGGCTCATTGTGATTTACTTACGTTTGGGTCGTCCTCCCGCACCCTGGCGGGCACGGTTTCTCTTAGGTGATTCACGAACCAGTTTTCCTGATTTGGTGTGCGAATAGTCCTTGCCGCCCTTCCCATAATTGCCGTCTTTGCGGCGGGCTGCATTCAGTTCGGCTCGGTACTTCTTCGCGGCTGTCGTCTTGTTACGCTTGCGTTGAGCAGCGTTCTTCTTCGCTCGTGCCTTTGGGTTTGAACGATAGTATCTGGCTGACTTACCAGGATTCGATGTACGTCTAGGAGCCATTAGAGATGCCTCTGAACGTCTTCAAATGTCAGGTCGTCGGGGACGAGGCCTGCCAGAGCTGCCAGGGGGCTGTTAGCTACAGCCACCCCAGTAATGTCATTCGACTTTAACCAATCAGAAGCGGCCCGGAGGTCGGCGGTAGTCGCCTCTCCAGACCGGATCCGGTTGATTAGCTCTGTGGTAAGCAAGCTATGAAGGAGATCGAATTGATCTTCGGAAGCTCGCTTAGCCATATCACTCTCCCAGTTCGCGGAGAGTCTTAGCCAGAAGCTCAGCAGCTTTACGGACTTCAGCAACCTTCTCATCTTCCTTGCGGGAAGGCTTCAGGCTGTCAATCAGAGATTTGACCAATTGGGCAATAGAGTTCTCCTTGAGCTTGGAGGCACCAATCACCTCTGATGCCACAAAGGCTACAATGAAGCCGACTGCTTCGTAGCCGAGTTTGATTCCAAGAATTTCAATCATGGTAGTACTTGTCCTTAATGCGTTGGATTTCTACTTTGTTTTCTGAGACATGGGCATCGAGTTTCTCCTCCATACGGTTGAGAGTGTCCCACAGTCTCATGAATTGGCCTGCTACATCAGCCTTACTGACGTACTGCTCTGATACCTTTAGCTCAAGACGGTTGATCTTTTCGAAGGTTGTATCAATCCTTCGGTGTAGCAAAGTATAGCCCCCAGCGATGGCAGATAGAAGTAGGGCTACAAGATATTCAGGCATAATGTATTCGCTTGTTGTTGAGCAACGGTGCTCACAGAACACGTTGACAGAGCCTATACTTACTAAGTCTGTCCTCGTATCCATTCCAGCCTCCGTTAATGCGGCGGCATACAGCATCGAATCCCTGGGTCTGAGCTACCGCGAGGAGGCGGTTCTCTTTGATCCATGTTAATGCACTCATAAACGGGTACGTTGTGCTGACATAATCAACACCCTCCATCACACGTGGGTCAGCGAGGGCCTTACTGAGACGGGAGTAGTTATATCTCCCAGTGAGTTGTAACACACCGGCCCCCTTATAACGGGGACCATCTCCGGGGTGGACATTTCCGAGATCGGAACGGCCTTCATATGCCCACCCGCTAGCGATCTCCTTCATATACTTGAGGTTAGCAGTCTCATGAAGGATGTTAGCAACCAGCATCCGGGTTGCATCCAGGTCCTTATCGAACCCAGTTTCCCGGAGGAGGCGGTTAAAGTCATCCACCTCCAGCTGTGTGAAGAGCTCTTTCCGGTATCCGGTGAGATCTTCTAGGGTTTGATGGGATATAAGGCCTCCCACCGGGGCCTGTGGGGCCTCAGGAGCGCTTCTATAGGCCTGTAGGAACTCATCTACCACGTGTGCAGGTAGGCGAGCCTCGAGCTCATCCCAGGCTGCCTGCTGGTGTGGGAGCTCCTTATAGTATTTGGCAGCGTCTCTTAGAGCCATAGGTGTTCAGGGGCGTCGTTAATCCACACCCACTCATCCTTATCAGTACGACAGAGGATTAGGGCATGCTCGTTGTTCTTTGCGGGGAGCTTCAGTGTGGCCTTGCCTTGCTTGTTGACATAGTGAGAGGCACGTTTCACATCGATTGGATAGAATGTTTCGCCATCCCAAACAACGATGTCAATCGGCCCATCAGGCGTCACATTGCGGAAGACCTCAAAGCCTGCATCCACCAGGGCGGCACAGGCTAGAAGTTCAGCAGAAGCACCACGCTTATGCGTTGAGATCATTGAGTCGTCTTTCCAGTTCAGCGATACGGTCTAAAGCGGTCTTCAGCGCCACATGGAGTAGAGCTGGGACCTGGTTGTACTGCATGGAGAAGTATCCATCAGTGGGGTTGGGTACACCAGTTACAGAGTCGATCAGCTCACCCTCAACAGAGTTAGATTCATCGAATCCAAGCATGTTGACGAAGCCAGCACCAGCAACCTCCTGGGCGATGTAGCCATTCTGCAGAGCAGAGTCTCGTCCATCCTTCCAGTAGTATGACTTTGGCCGCACTTCATTCACGAAGCGGAGAGCATCCTCTTCAGCGATGGGTGCGACATCCCTCTTCAGGCGGCGGTCAGACTTAGCGTCGAACTGAAGGGCACGGATACGGCCATCAGCCTGGAGAGACATATCGAAGGTCTGTACACCAGCGTTCAGTCCAGTCTGACCCTGTTGATTCAGGTAGCCGAAGTTGGAGTGAAAGGCCTGAGTACCAGTACCAAGTCGCACCCGGGTACCATTGTCCACATAAATGGATGAGAAACCGTAGGCAAGATAGAAGCTGCTAGAACCAACAGACCTAAACACCTCAGTGGTTCCCCAACGCAACGTATCATTGTTGAAGTTGTAGTTGGTGGTACCCTTGGTGTTGTACTCAACGGTGTCAAAGCTGAGCTTTTCTGGAGTGACGCTGCCATCCTGAATGCCTGTGATGTATCCCACATCGTTGTTGAATGTGGAGATAGGATCTGTTGTAGCAGCAACGTTGATGTCGTCATTCAGATCCGACAGGTTAGCGGGGATGTCAGGCTTGTTGGTGGCATTGTTGTAGTTCAGGTAATGGCTACCGTTCTTCCCATCCAACTTATCAGCATCCAAACCGGAGCCAGTTCCATCCACCGTGAGGAGAAGGGTAAGGATCTCGCTGGCTGTCTGATCGCCAGTAGCATTAGCTTCAATGCCATCCAACTTGGTACCATCGCCAGACACATCGCGACCATCGACAGTGCCAGTCACAGTGATGTTGCCAGTTACAGCAGCACCACCGTTGAGGTTAGCCACTGGGGCCACACGCATCTCACTTGGAGTGATACGCCAGAGCTCATCCAGGGTGTTACCATTGAGCACCTTGACACCATTGTTCTGCTTGACCATCTTACCACCAGCTCCTCCGAAGAAGAAGCCACCACTACCTGAGGGGTCCAGCTCCAGGGAAGCACCGCTGTTCATGGCCACAGAACCATCACGCTGGAGGAATTCCAGAGCGTCAGTGGGATTCACATAGCGATCATCGGGATCGTTGGCATCATAAGAGATGTACTCCCAAGTCACCCCAGTTGCGTTATAGAGGATCTTGACGTTGAGACCTGAATCACCCACAAAGCCTGCTGGTAGGCCTGTAAGAGGGTTAAATGATTCAATTCCAGTTGAATCAACGACTGTTACAGCGTCTTGGTCACTAGGACTTCCAGGAATTGCTGCTACATTGGCGACCTGTTCGAACAGAACGGCCTGTGACACAGCGTCAGCAGCGGCATTAGCAGTGGAAACAGCAGCAGCAGAATCAGTGATAGCTGTGTTTGACTGTGTTAGAGCCGTGGTGGCGTTGGAGTCAGCAGTTGTAGCAAGTGCCAGAGCTGATGTGGCATTGCCATCAGCGGTGGTGGCCAGGGTAAGAGCTGAAGAAGCATCACTAACTGCCTGGGCAGCATCAGTCTCAGCCTGTTGAGCGGCCTGCATAGCCGCTGTGGCGTTCACATTAGCTGTTGTGGCGTTGTCATTAGCTGTGGTAGCCTGCTGAATAGCATCATTTGATGTAGTCAGGGCTGTATTAGCCGTAGTCTGCGCCGTGTTTGCAGTTGAAAGTGCAGTATTTGCAGTTGTTTCAGCCGCATTAGCGGTACTAACAGCAGCGCTAGAGTCCGCAGCAGCCTGATCAGCAATGATCTTAGTCTGAATAGCAAGAGCCTCGACATCAGTCACCACAGACTCAGCGCGTGCAGACACGGTAGCTGATTCCTGGGCGATGTAGATGGATTGTTCGAAGTTGTCGTTCAGATCGACAGCCTTAACAGGAGCACCTGGGCTGAATACAGCATATGCTGAGTCAGAATCAGTTTCCCGGAAGATCTTGATGTTGGGGATCTCAGCGTTAGTGGGGGCAGGTGGTGCAGAGTTGAACTGCACCGTGCTTGAGTTAGCTAACGACCACCCATAGGTAGCATCATCCTGCTCCTTCTCATCATATACACCAGTGGTGTCGTTGAGAATACCCACCTTAACGTGGGTTTGATCAATATAGTCGAACGGGAACGAGAAATTAGTTGTAGTCCCGTCCCCATTGTAGTAAACTTCAGTGATTACTGTCATGGATTAGTTCTTGTGAAAGTTTCTGAGGTCTTCTGCGGTACGGGTACGGGCTTGATCCTTCCTACGTTCCTTCTTACCAGCTGCTGTATCCAGACGAGAGTTCTTAGAACGGATAGCTTGCAGGGCCATGTCTCGATGCTTCATGATTACCTCATTCAGCTCGATGTATGCACTCTGCTGAGCATCAGTACCAAGGTTTCCACCCTTCTCAAACACACCAGTTACATCCAGGTCTCGCCCACGGGCCCTACGTAGCTCCTCTCCATACTTATCGTAGCCGCGTACCTTGATTAACTTCTCCAGCTCCTTATACAGAGCACCACTACCCATCAATCTGGAGAGCTCAGAGCGCTCCTGGGCAGTCAACTCCTCACCAGATGTGGTCTTGAGGATGGTCTGAGAGTTGTATCCCAGAGTCTCAAGGGTGTCACGAACAATGTCAGTACCACGCTTATGCACATTGATGGGGGAGATGGCGTTATAGAGACCTTGATTACCAGAGGTCACAGGAGAACCATCCAGCCAGTCGTACTGAGTGCTTCCTAGTTTGAAGATGCTACCTGTTGCTTGGTCAGCAAGACGTTGCCACTGTGAATCATAGTAATCACGGTGTGGTTGCATCGCATTAGCCAGAGCACGACGTGCAGAGGCCATAGGAATGATGTTGTTGATGATCTCAGCAGACACCAGACCAGCCCCTTCCAGGTTGAAACCAGGACGGAGTAGCTTGGATAGGGGATCCAGACCAGAGAACACCGACTTATCAGTGAAGTTCTGGGCAAAGGCATAGGTCATATATGAGGCCAGGAACTGTGCCTTGCTCTCATCAATGAAACCTTGCTTCAGGCCATAGGTTACATCAGCAGCAGCCTGAATGACAGAGCTGAAGGGTTCCATACGCTCATAGGAGATCCACTGATCGCCTACTTTGAAGGAACGAGGCTGATGGTTACGGAGCCAGGCGTCACGCTCTGGGCCAGTAGCAGGGCCACTACCTGTGATCAGGCCTTGGCCTGCCATGAGGGCAGCGGACAGCATGACAAAGCTGCCAGTAGCAGCACGACCCTTGAGGATAGCCTTAGCGGTCTCGTCAGATCCGGCCATGACGTCCTGCCACTCCTTAGTGAATACTGTCAGAGGGGTAGACTCAGCCGTAAACACCATGATGTTGTGGCCAGTCTTCACAAATGGGAAGAACGGACGGATCCATGGGTTGCTATTGACGAATGAGGAGAATGCAGCTGCCTTACCTTCGAGCTTATGGCGGAATGTGGACTCATCAGCAATCTCTTGCAGGCGAGGATCCAGAATCTCACCACTCTCAGTGAAGTAACGCTTCTTCTCTTGGTTCAGGAGGGAACGGAACACGTCATCGACGTTATCACCGTCAGCTTCCTCAATAGCCCTACGCATCATGTTTGAGTTGAACTCGAAACGGGAGCTAATAGCAGATGCGAAGGCGTCTTCAGCTTCCATGAGGGGGCCAGACCAGGCCAGAATGGGGTTATTCTTGAGGTCATACATCATGGACTCAAAGCCCACAGCAGCCTTCACGAAGGGGTTGTTGGACATCTCTGCATACGCTTGGTGCGTGCGGAGTTGCTCCAGACCAGAGGTCACCTTCTGTCCGGTCTTGCTGTTCTTCAGTTGTCCTGCCTTACCTTTCTTCCATGCATCAACACTCAAGCACCATGCATCAGCCACAGTCTGATTAATACCGTGGAAGGCTGCGAAAGCCTCAGCATTCTTCTTGAATCCACTACCAATAGCCAGGCTCATGGGACGGTAGACCGCCATGAACAAAGATGATAGTGAGTTAACCAGATGGGTCTCAGGACCACTCAGCAGGCTGTTGTACATGTTGCCCAGCAGCTGCTCGGTGATGCCAGATCCAATGGACTTCTGGATAGATACCAGGTCCTCAGGACGTCCATCAGCCAGATTCAGCTGGAGAGCCATGCGATAGGCCTCTTGCTTAGCTGCAGGGTCACCCGAGGTGGCAGCTTCCAGCATCTGATCGAGCTTCTTAGTTGCAGCCTCGTACTGACGATTCAGCTTCTGTACATCTACATTGGGGAGGGGGTTGTCGATGTCAACCTCATCCAGCTTGATCTTGTTGTTCCACAGTGAACGGCCCTGATAGGACACAGTCTCCTTGTGGATCTTCATCAGAGCCTTCTGTTGGTTGATGAGGCGTGCGAGGTCATCCGCGATGTCCATGCCTGCATCGAACTTCTGGGTGATCCCCTGCACGTTGTCGGAGATAGCCTTAGCAGTATCCTTCATCATCTGGATCACACCCACCAGCTGGGCATCACTCAGGATCTCCTTACCGTACTGATCCTTAGCTGCACCTTTGATCTTGCTGAAGTCGATGGTACCGGATCCACCAGTGACCATCTGAATGAACTCATTAGCTTCCTGAGCTAACTGCTCCACAGGCTTGCCCACTACCTTCGACAGGTTGTTGAGGGGCACAGAGCCATCCTCGATCATCTGCCTCAGGATCTTCTGGGTGTAGTCGTCAGTACCCTCGGCAATCATGGCGAACTTAGCGTCCGTCATCACACGCTGAGCGGTGTTAGGAGCACCATAACCAGTGTCAGCCACAGCAGAGGCAGCAGCGTCCACCTTGTTGGTAGGAGCTGGGCCCATAGGGGCACGGGCAGTCTGGCTGCGAGCGTGCATACCTTCGGTCAGCTTCAGCTCATCAGCACCACCAGTTGGGATGTACTCAAAGTCAGCATTGCGGAAGATGCCTTCCTGATCGAATAGGCGACCAAGCATCTCAGCTTCAGCTTGTGTGGGAACCTTACGGGAGAGCTCCAGGACGGGCTTGCCAGTACGCTCAGAGATCCAACCACCGATGAACACGTCATCGCGGGTCAGGAGGTCATAGAACTGGCTCATGAAGGCAGCAATGCTGTCATCATCCAGCTTGTCCAGGGACACGCCATCAATGGCAACCATCACACCGTCAGTGGGAGCTTGACCTGTGGTGGGATCAATGGTGAAGCCACCGGTCTCAGGGAGGCGCTCGATAGCCTCATCCAGGCCCACGATCCGGGGCTCTTGGACAACACGGGTTCCAGGGGTGAACTTCTCAGGGAACAGCAGCTTCACATCATCGATGGAGACAGGAACGCCATTAGCGGCCTGCTCATACAGACGCATGAAGTTCTCCTGAAGGATAGAATCCTTAGTCATGGCGACATAGTCTGCACCCTCCTCCAGCATCCGGCGGTAGCCAGTGAACTTGCTGTAGTCAGTCTGAACCTTAGGCTTGGCAATACGAACCTGAGAGGGATCAAACAGGAATGTCTCAGTACCAGCCCCACGCTCATTGGTTTGGAAGGTGGGATCATAGCGGACACCCTGATACTGACCACCTTCAGACAGGAGCTCGCGGAGCTTCTTCTTACTGGCAGCATCGATGTCCAGACCGATGTCCTCGAAGGTCAGGTCGGTGTTGTTGATGTCAACATCCTTACCCGTGGAGAGGTCATAGTACCGATAGCCGATACCATTCTCATCCATGAACTGCTGCATCGGGCGATCCATGTCGCGGATGCTCAGCCCCTGGGTGTCGATCTCCAGCACCTCAGAGCCATAGGACTTGGCATAGGCCATATCGTTGGCAGTGTAGACACCAGATCCGAGGATGTTGGTACCTTCAGATCCACCTTGGAAACCACCCCTACGGATAGCTTCAGCAGCTTCAGGGGAGGTTGCATGGTAGACAGGGCTGGGGCGCTGCACATCAGCCATACGCTGGCGTACGTGCTCGATTGCCTCTTGGGCAGTCTTACCAGCATTACCGGCACGCTCAACGGCCTCCTGATGCTTCATGAAGCCGGTCTCTGCAGCCTTGGCAATCTCAGCATCTGTAGCCTTGCCTGCACGGGCCCTGTTAGCCGCTCTAGCGCCTGCAAGGAATGCTCCCATGCCATCGATAGCAAAGCCCAGTACAGAGCCCTCAGCGGCGGTCTTAGCCATCGCTGTGAGTGGGTTGTCATCCTCCTGCACAGCCAGGGCAGTCAGCCACTGGGGATACCATTCGGGGGCATAGTCCTGGATCAGAGTGGAGAGGTTGCCTTCACCAGAGGAAGCGCTAACCATATCACCAATGATGCCAGCACGGGCACCTACCAAACCAGATTGAACAATACCCGCGCCCTTGGCGGCACCAGCGAAACCTCCGCTCGCAGCCATGACAGTCGCAACTTCCAGGAACCCTTGGGTAACCTTTCCTGCAGCTGTTTTCGCACCAATTTCATCTTTTCCAAGGTCCCACTTAGCCCAGGAATACTTGGAATCGGGTCCGAATTGAAAGATGTCATCCTTAGCCTCAGGCTTCCACTCTTGGTTAACTAGACCTGGGATTGACTTGGCTGTGTCGCCAAGGATCTCCAGAGTGTTTAATGTGTTCTCAGCGGCCCCTGCAAGGGCTCCTGAGACGACTCCGGTGATCTCTGGGGCCAATCCCTCAGCGTTACGTAACTCGTCCAGCTGCTCGGCAGCCTCACCCCTAGCAGCAGCACGCTCTTGGGCGATCTGATCGGCAGTCTTGTCCTCAGTCAGTCCGAGGGCAGCTCCGATGTTGTTCACCAGATCAGCACCGGGAATACCGATGTGCTCTTCCAGGAACTTCTCCACACCAGAGACCTGGGCAGAGGGCCCGAGAGCTCCGGGTCCCTTCTTCTCTTCTACAGGGCCACTGGCTACTGGAGGGGCAGACTCAGGGGCAGGGCTAGGGGCAGACTCAGGCTGAGGGGCAGGAGCTGCTGGCTGCTCCACCAAAGGGGCGGATGCCTGAGCAGCTTTAGCCTCCTCGGCCAATCGTCTCATCTTCTCTTCTTCATTCTCAGTCTGAGCTAGTGCGTCAAACTGAGCGTCAATCTGACTTTGCAGATCATCGTTCATGGCGTACCATTAAGCGTTGGGAACTGTGCCGTGGACGAAAGCGTACCGTCGTCCATCAGGAAGCTCGATCACGGTGCGGACGGATCCTGCACCACGTGCGGAGTTGTCAGTTACATTCTCAATTACACGTGCGCCATTCCGGAGAACGACAGGCATACCAGACCGGCCATCAGGTGTGGCGAAGTCTACACCGAAAGATCCTCGGTTTCTATGCGCTTGGTCGTTGTCGGTCACGACTGTGCCTTGTGAGAGTGGCTTGATTCCAGATGCTGTCTGGACTCCTACATATCGATCGAGGTCTGTCGGCTTCATACGAGCCGATCTGTCACCATAAACACCACCTGGCTTCACCGGCTTCACATCGAGGTGGGGTCCCGTAGAACCATACCCACGACTTTCAATCCGATAGATCGGTGAGCCCCATGAGCCTGTAGTGTTAGAGGTGCGCTGTACTGTGGGACGGTTATTGTCTAACTGGCGAGCGTATTGGAAACGCCTACCCTCATGACCATAACCCCAGTACCGCTTGGAAGCCCAACGAAGATCAGCATCTGAGCTGTTGGGATTCATGAATGTCCGGTATGCATCCGGATAACTTGCCTTCATTTCTTTGAGCATAGCTTGAGCCTGCTCTTGCGTAGAAGCTTGGTTGATAGGCTTACCAAGAATACGCTCAATGTTGCGTAGACGGAAGTGACCCTTCTCAGCGTCATCCATCCATGATACGATCCCACCATTACGGTCAGATCCATCACCTTGTACTTCACCCCAGGTACGCTGACCCTGCCATGAGGATTCTTGCATGATGTTCCCTGCCAGGTAGGCAGCACCCTTGTGGGGGATTCCCATACCACGAAGCATGGAATAGCCCTGCTTCATATCACCAGCAGCTGGGGCCTGTGTAGGGGCCACGGCAGATCCACTGGGGGATATTTCAGCTGCCATCAGAGCGGCAGGTGAGGGGAGTCCATACTTCTTAGCCTGTGATGCGATCACCTCATACTCAGAGATGCCGAGCTTACGGGCAATAACACCAACACGCTCACCCAAAGGCTGACCTGCTGCATAACGCTTCATCTCCTCTCGGAGTTGCTCAGCGCGGAACAGGAAGTTACGGGAGGGGTTGAGTTGAGCAGGGGTAGCAGAGCTCAGATCCCCTGTACCCACCTGTGAGAGGCTCCAGGAGCCGTCTTGGCCTTGAACTGCATTGTCCAGGGCACCTGCACGCGCAGGAGGGTTGAGAGGGGCCTTGAAGCCTCTAGAGCCGGTCTCGCCATCTTGAATGGTGAAACGGTCCTGCTTCAGGTAATGCTGTAGACGCTGCTCTGCATAGGCATACTGAGCGGTTGTTTCTGTGGCAGAGATCTCACCACGACGGATAGCACCTGCCAGATCCTTCTTAATCAGGTCCTGGAGAGCTCCGGTACGGGTAGCGATCTGTCCAGCAATCTCCTTAGCAGCAGCAGACCCAAGGGTTGTACCCTGCTCTGTATTGCTGAGGAGAACTTCTTTGATCTGCTTCTTAAAGTCAGCATCCACCACCTGACCAGCAGTCTTGGTTGCTGCGGATGACTCACCACTAGGGCCATACTGTTTGGCCACTTTGTCGGAGATGTACCCCTCACGACGCCACTCCTCGATCACCTCGGGAGGGATCGGGTTTCCAGCAGCAGCACGAGACTCAATCTCAAACTCCAGCTCAGGACGGTGTTGGATACCTTGACCCTGGGTGAGAGTGTTGATCTCACGACGGGCAGCTTCTGTACCAATAGCACTCAGCCTAGCGATAGCATCTTCCCTGGACAGTTCGCCGTGGAGGTACTGCTGGGTGATGCTGGTGAGCTCCTGCTTCTGGACCCTCATGCGATGGTCGAATTGACCCATCTTGTTCTTCTCAGCCTCACGAATGGCATTCTGTAGATCTGCCCCATAGGTCTGACCGATGGTCTTACCAGTGTTGGGGTTCACAACAGCATTGCGGAGCTGTCTGAGGGCCTCTACGTCGCCGTTCTTGACGAGACGTTGACGGATAGCTGTGTAGGCCTTCTGTGTGTTCAGAGCGCTATAGCCACGGGTGCCATTGCCTGTAGAGAATGCAACAGCATCACGAGCCTGATCCCAGAGGGCCTGGCCGCCAATGCCGGATATGGAGAGGGCATCGAGCTCCTGCTCGGTTATAGCTGCACCTTCGTCCTTGAGGAATGAGGCACGACGACTAGCCAAAGTCTGGGCAGCATTGCCATAGGCCTGCTTGAGGACCCCGGCCAGCTTAGACTTCTGGAACTTAGTCAGGTTGCCAGCCATGCGGACCTGCTGTTGGATCAGCCCACGAATGAGAGCATTACGCTCACGGGGGTCTGAGGGGATCTGGCTGGGATCCAGTTCTGCCACAGCAGCCTGGATGTTGGCTGGGAGGGTGGCATGGAGCTCCTGAGCACTGATGCGCTGGGTGGAGATCTGTTGGTAGGTTGTGCTGTTGTTCAGCTCACTAGCAACGATCTGCCCCTCATCATTAGGAGACTCAGTCATCACTTCATTGCTGACCTCAGCCGAAGCACGAGCACCAGCATTGATCTGGATTTCCTGATCACTCAGGGCTTCGTCTTCAGCTTGTAGCTCAGGAGGCAGCTCTGTGGCTGTCTCATCCATGATGAAATCGAAGTAGCCTTCATCCCAAGCTTCAGCTTCCTGACGCTGTTTGTCTAACTCAGCCTGACGCTTGGCTCTCTCGTTGAGCTCATGAACCTTAGCGATACCTGTTGCTGTCTGACCGACAATGCCGGAGATGCTCTTCATCATGTCTCCACGATGCTTAGCCTCGGCCTGCTGCAGCTTGAGGGCAGTCATCTGGGCTTTACCCGTCAGACTGTCTGAGAATGTCTTTGTCTTTGCATCCCGGACCATTTCCTCGGTCCTGGCTGCTGCACGCTTTTGATCGTTGAAGGCCTTGCGCTTGAAGGATCCGAATCCGAATCCTGTCGTGCTGCCTCTGTATTCGGATTGGAATGCCATTAGAACCAGTTATAAGTAGGTGTACCGATTGGCCCTCCACCTGGGGATGCCACTAGGGCGGGGTGTAGAGGTGATTGAGCAAGGGAATTCCAGGCATCTGCATCAGCGTTAGCACGCTGTGTGGAAGCCACCTGATTACCCACCTCGGCGGATCTAGCAGCAGACTTAACCATTGCATCCTGTTCAGCTTGTTGCATACCGCCTTGACGCTCAGCGTCCATAGATAACAAACCAACACTCTGACCAGTCCGACCTGTGGCCAATACTGAGCCCTTAGCACCAATCTGCTTGGCGTAGATCTCTTGGGACTTAAATGCAGCTTTAGTCCGAGCTTCATCTAGCTTGGTTTGCTGCTCCATCGATGCCGAATTCTGGGCATCCATGTTGTACTTCAGCTGATCCTGATAGGCCCGCATAGACCGATCACGTTGAGCCGCCTGACCCACATACTGGTTAGCCAGTTCTTGGTTACGGTTCTCAGCTTGTTGACGTTGTTGTTGTAACTGCAGAGCAGCCTGCTGCTGCTGGAAAGCCATCTGTTGTTGGGCCTGTGCCACTCCAATGACGGATGTGGCGATGCCTGCAATGCTACTGATGGCTCCCAAAGCAGGAGCAAGTGCTCCTAGGAAGAGGCACATAGTTTCACGAATTCTATGTAGGGTTTGTATAAAGGTGCTGGTTGTACATACCGAAGTCCTCTAAAACCTAGTTTCTTAAGTAACCGCCTATGTACTAGGTTGTCCTTGGAAACAATATTATAGAGAATATCGTAGTTCTTGGATACTTTTGGCAGCCACCACTTGGCTCCCTTCAGTAGGGCAATAGGATTCCTCTCAATGGCCTTTGTACAGACCATCCAGATCTCTCCCACTCTGTTGCCCATATCAACCAGCCCGGCAACACCAGCGATGGACCCGTCTGGGGCCACCATTGCGGTGACATTCTCGCTTACGTCGAGGGACAGGTGGAGGGCCAGGACGGAATGTCCTAGACCCTCGATCTCTTCCCTGTCCTCTTGCCGGATGTTCTGGATTAGCTCGGTGATGTCGGCCTGGGTGGCAGGCCTGTTGTTATCGGATTGTGGCATAACCTCGTTTGTTGTAGATCCCTTGGAAGCTGTAAGAGGTGAGTCCAGAGGGGTATGGATTGGCAGAGGTGAGAGTTACGAATGTCTGGCTACCAGGAGCAGCCATTCCCATGTACTCAGTACCAGACACCCTCATAGCAGCCTCATCTGCATTGTATGCATCAGAGTCGATAGGTGTGAGGTATCCAGCATAAGGTTCGTAGCCCTGCAGATTCACAAAGACGGAGATGCCTGATGATTGGTACATGTCAAAGTAGACACCTTGAACCATCACATCAGAGATCCTATCTGGACGCCCGTCATTCTTAATGAAGAAGTTGGGTAGATCCAGCTCCATCTGATAGGTCAACCCCATCTTGAATGGTCTTCCATTAGGAACCTTGAATAGGCCATCAGGTTGCATGACGTGGAAGTCATAATCACCTGCATCATTATCTGTGTATATGGTCGTGATTAGACGCTCACCGCCTGCGAAGTCATCCCAGTTAGTAGCCACCTGATAGGTGGTCTCCCGGAAGTCAGAACCTACGACAGTCAGGTAGTCAGTGTTTGTGGAGTCGATCATCTTATCCACACGGGGTAGATAGGTGAACTCTCCAGCAGTGATGGGGTCTCCATCCTGATCCATCATGTAGGAGCGGCACAGAGTTACCACGCTGTTGCGGGGATTCCAGTTGACCATATACAGGAGGTTGGCATAAGCCTCAGCCTCAATGATCTGATCTTCGTAGTACCAGGTAGTCCAACCAGCAACCTTACGCTCTTGGCCTTCATTGAAGAACCGGAAGACGTAGACGTTCCTACCCTTCTTAGCATTACCGAAGAACACCGTGTCATTGTTCATGCTAGCGGTGCTCCAGGTGAGCCCAGAGGGGATCAGCCGGGGAATGACCCTACTGCTATCCTCGATCACTGGAGTGCCCTTAGCGGACTCTGTAGACAGCTCGTAGACGCTGCTGTAGGTACCCATGTTGGTGGGGAAGATCATCGACACACCAGTCTGGACTGGATCAGCCTTCGACTCATAGGTGTAGTTGGAGATCTTATCCAAGGTGGCCGTCTTAGGGCCAAACGACTCATCAGGGGAAGACAGTCGGAACTGGGCTTGATTACCAAACAGAATGGCTCCAGAGGTACTGCTGATGGCAGCCTCTAGCTTCACCGGCTTGGTGTCTGAGGTGGCCATATCAATAGGATCAGCATCCGAAATGGTCACACCTGAGGTGGCGTAGAAATTAAAGTAATCACCAACCTGGCTCATGATCACAGCATCCTGTGTCAGGAACCCAAGCCTGTTCTTATACATGAACATCCCGTAGATACCATTACCTGATTCGGTAAAGGTGGGATGGGGGTTAGTATCTTCAGAACCAACAGACCTGTCAGCCCAGGTCTTTCCGTAGCTGCTGTTGTTCAGGCTGCTAAAGGTGAAGTCTCCTAGAGCGTTACGGACAAGTACGTGGGGCATGGTGTCATCCACCAGACCACCGTCGTCTCCGTTCTTCACGGTCTCAACCCAGTAACCACTACCAGGTACATCAGCATCCTCAACATCAGTCTCGAACTTGACGTAGTAGTCATCAACCTCAGTGTCCTGAGTGTTACGCACAGCTACTTGGTAGTCATTCCAACACTTAGTGGGGAGCTCGGCCAATGTGTCAACAGAGTACTTGATTGACTCCAGGCCAGTACCACTTGTACCACCTCTGGCACTCATCGTGAACTCATCAGTTCTGGTTGGGTCAGAATACCTCACCCTAATGACATTACCGATGGATTCGGCAGTGAATGTCCCTAACCCATTAATCGCGGCAGACAGACCTGTGACAATGTCAGAAGTACTAGCGCCACCACCGGACTGATCGACAGGTGTGGTGAACTGAGCGGTGCCCAGGTTGGCATACACCTTGGACTGGATCTGCTTAGTTACTTTGATGTCCCAGCCCTCGCCAGAAACATCCACACGGATGGTGTCTGGGAATGGGGAGGTGTTATTACCAGGAGTCAGGAGGGTTACATAAGGGATGTAGTTGTGGCCATACTCCTCACCGTCATCGACAAGGAATGCACGTGCTTCAACCTTAACCCTGAATGACAGTCCTGTTCCATTCCAGTTGTTGACGGTTGTCTCACCAGCTTCATCAGGTGATCCATCGCCTTTCTTACGCTTAGTCTTTGGGGCCTGCATCTCTTGCACAGCCCATCGTCTCTGCTGCCCAGAATCCTCTGTAGCAAAGTCAACGATGTAGGAGGTACCATAACCAGCAGCACCAATGGTGACCAGGCCCTCAGGGCGGCGGCTGAACGATCTACTCCAGGTAGTTGGTTGAACATTTGGATTGGACAGGAAAGTGTAGTCACCGATGGTCAAGGATCGGATAGCTTCCCAGTCAGTCTCATCGCCAGGGAAGTACTCTTCTACTTCTCCACCGACGAACGAGACCGCCCGCTCAACCCCTGCCTTCAGGTCAAACACACGTATGCGTAGATCACCTGACTCATTAGCACCTTCACGATAGATAGCCACATAGTAATGCTCCCTTGCGTCACGCATGATGGGGATCCACTTGGCCCTCTTGGGGATGCCAGTGACCTGCATAATCAGCTCAGTCCCGGGACGCTTTAGAGCTCCAAAGGTTGGGTCTAGCTGAACGTTTCTAGCTTGCTTTACTTGCCCAGGTAACTTGAGGGGATCAGGCTGCTGCGAGATCCCACCCAGTAGATTGGGCACCATTTGTTCAACTGCTGCCATCAGAATCTCCAGAGAGTTTGCGTAGGTACATAGCCTCGGAAGCTACGGGTCCCATCAGGATTCTGGAAGACGTTCCAATCTCCCTGCTGGGTTTCATAATCAAGTGCGGTTGCGCGTGCCTGCTGCTCTTCCATCTGTCCGTACTTGGCAATTTCTGTACTGCCAGTTGTACGCATGGCGAATAGGTTACTTGCGCGAATAGTAATATAGTTTCTGATGGCGTTTGGGATGTCCTCAAAGTCGAATAGCCAGACGATGTCTAGCTTCAGCTCATCCACATCGAACTTATAGGTGTGGTTGCGCTTGTCATAGAGCTTACCGTTCCTGATCACCACATCGTAGTCTGTGGGCCAACGGAGATCCCATGACACCACATTCTCGGGGAGCAAGAACTCGTTATCACTATTGGGGGTCAGTGGGTAATCCAGCTCACGGTTAAAGATCCAGCCCTCAGTCAGCACATCACTGGTTACTTGATTCAGAACAGTCTTAGCTAAGGCGACCTGAGGGTTAGTGTTGTTGATGTTGACAATAGGTTGCTGGCCGATGTTGGTCAGCATCACATTTAGAGCATCGAGCTCTGAAGTTCTTTTGATAGGAGCCATTAATTTACTTAGGAAATGGGAAGTCCAAAGGACCCCGAAGGGTCCGATGGATATAAATCAGGCAGCGCGGAAAGCACCAGCCACACCAGTGCGGAGATGGTCGGAGCCCATAGCGAGCTTACCGACGATCAGGTCGCCCTGATACTGAACATGGAAATCACCAGAGGTGGTCTCGATGGAGGGAGCAATAGCTTCCACAGTACCAGCAGCTTCCTTGTGGAACACGAGTCCAGCAAGGTCAGTGATGGCGGGACGGTAGGAACCATTGTTCTCACCGGAGGTAGTTGCGTCACCGGGATCGGTCACCAGGTTCGTGCCATAGAGGGAGGCAAGAACGTTGGACTTGTAGATCCGGATGCCAGCGATGCTGTACAGACCCTTACCGCTGTTCATGTCACCCTGAGTGTTACCGATTTCACGGTTCAGGATGTTGGTGTCAACGGAGGAGATCAGGCTGTAGTACTGACGAGGAGACAGCACGGCAACACGTCCGTCCATAGGAGCAGAACGCTCGTCGAGCACAGCAGCAGCTTCGAAGAAGCCGTCCACGATGGCCTGAGCGTTGTTGGTGTTACCAGCACCGATGTTGACGGAGAAGCCGCCGTCTTGGCCGGTCACAGGGGCAGCAGCGATAGAAGCAGAAGCCAGCACGCGAGCAATGCGCTCGTCATAGTGGATAGCCAGAGCTTCACCGATTTGCTTGGAGATCTCGGAGCGGGTGTTCCACTGAGCGAGGATCTCGTCCAGGTCATAGACGAACTGGGAAGCAACCAGAAGATCATCCATGATGATGGTCTTCTCGTTGGACTTCAGTCCATCGTCGCCCAGGATGGGGGTTCCAGGGGTGTGGTACCCAGCAGTCAGCTTACCGCTGAAGAGGAACTGCTTGGACTTACCACCGCGCAGAGCATAGTTACGAACGAGGCCCTTGAAGATGGTGGCGTCGTTGAATGCATTGAAGACTTCTCCGGAGAAAAGCTTCAGAGCGGTTGCGTAGCGGGTATCGTAATCCTGAGCGGAAGTACGGCCACCGTCTGCTACGTTAGGGCCTACCCAGCCCGAATTGATGTTAGTCATTGATTTAAGAGATAGATCAGTTGAAAGTTGGAAAGTTGGCTTTCAAACGGCGATCCATTTCAGTGAGAGGTATCCACCGTAGCGGGCTCACTCTTACTCTGTATCTTTGTTTCTTTAGCCTAGGTTTTTACTCATGAGAGACAGTTTTAGGCCTTGTCCAGGGCAATAGCTAGAGGGGGAATCGAATCCCCCACTCCCTTACAGGAGGTCTCCAGACCTAGCCAGCTTAGCTTCCACATCCTGACGGTATGCAGGATCAGAGCTATAGCGGGGATCAGCAATCGCCCGAGCCAACTCAGCGTTGGAGCGGAAGCGATCCTTAGTTGGGCCTTGGGACTTGCGTCCAGTTACCAGAGGAGCTTCATTACCCTCGGCAGCAACACGACGGTTGCGGAGAGCTTCAACTGCAAACTTGATGGCTACAGTGTTGCCACTGTTCACCACGCCGTTGAAGTCAGAGATCTCCTCAGCTGCCAGGTTGTTGGCGGCCCAGCCGACCAGCTCCTGATAAGCTTCAGCACCACCAACGGACTGCAGGATGGCGGCCTCATCGGCGGCCTTGACCTGCTGCTGTTGCTGTTGGGCTGCGTTCTCTTGGTAGAACTTCAGGTACTCCTTAACGAGCTCCTTGGAGTCCATGTTGGACAGGGCCTCAACGGTCTCATCAGAGAGGGCCCCAGTCTCCGCGTACTCCTTGGAGTAGTCACGGAGGGCCTTACCCACGTCAGAGACCTCGACCTCCTCCTCGACAGGAGCTTCCTCAGAGGCCTCTGGCTGCTCCTCAGCGGGCTCTTCCTCAGGTTCAGGTGTCTCCTGTCCTAACTTCTTCTGGAGCTCCAGGTAGGCCTTCTCAAGCTCCTCAGGAGTCTTGAACTTGCCAGCCAGGGGCTCAGCCTCAGCCTCAGCCTGCTCAAAGCGGCGGAGCTTGTCTTCAGCTTCAGCGGCGGCGATCTTCTCACCAGCCTCTAGTGCAGCCTTCTCAGCCTCAGCTTGTGCTGAGTCGGGGCCTTCATCAAATGGATTGAACTCGGTTGTAGCCATTTAGATCAGTGATAGGTGGTTGTTACGTTACCGAAGGTGGGGCGAACCTTACCCTTCTTTGCATACTTACCAGCAGAGGGCTTGGAGGTACCATCAACCCTAGTCCGGACGGTGTAGTCCACGGTCTTCTCGGACACCTCACGCTCGATTGCTACGGGCTCAACACCCTTGTCAAACGTGCCGTTAGTGTTACGCGCCCGCCTGCGCTTCGGCGCTGCTGGTTTCGGATTCTGCTGCTCCGGCATCTTGTGCTCCTTCTTGTTGTTGTTGTATCAATTGCATGGCCTGCTCAGCCATAGGCGTCTTAGCCAGCTGACCGGCCTGGTTAATCAGCGAAGCCTGAACCATGTCTTGCTTCTGCTGATCGCCCAGCTGCTTCATCGTTTCTGGGCTGTTGATCAGCTGCAGGGTGTCGATACCCTGGGCTGCTGCCAGGCGCTTGATGAACTCAGTGGGGTTGATGTACTTCATCGCGATCTCAGGGCCCATAGTCTGCGCCAGAGTGGTGATGAATTCCATCAGCTGTTGCTTGTCCTGTCCACGACCCACACCCCACAGACCAGCAACCACAGTGGGTTGAACCAGATCCTTGGGAAGTTGAGGGAGCTTGCGCTGCTTCTGGAGCAGGTGGAGCTTACGGGCCAGGTACGGCTGGAGTAGTTCAGTTGTGAGGTTGCTGTAGATACCGCCGATCTGCTCGTTCAGCTCCTGTACTGTGGCTTGCACCTCAGTGGCAGTCGTCCTCTCGGACTGGCGAACTTGCAGCATCAGGAAGGCATCAGAGATCCGCTGCTCAAGCTTCTGGATCATCTCCAGTACTGTGCGGAAGTCAGCAGCCTTGTTGGCCTGCACCACAGACACATCATCAGGACGGCCCTGGATGATCGCGCCATTGGCTGCTAGGGCCAGGTTCTGGGGCTTGGTGGTTGCTGATGGTGAAACCATAAACACAACCTTGGCAGAAGCTGCAGAGCCTTCGACCATAGCTTGTGAGAGGGCCTCGAGAGACTTGAGGTCTCCCATGAACTCCTCAACACGTCCACGACCATAGGCCTCACCGTCAACGATGTTGAAGCGGAGGGGGATCCAGGGGTTGTGGGTGTAGGGGGCGGAGCTGTTACTACCGGGGATCACCTTGCCATCGCACTCTTGGTGCCACTTGACTTGGCCATCCTTCCGGCACACATAGGTGTAGACCAGGGCATCATTGCTCTTGCCTTTGTCTCTACCACCCGGAGCTGTGACGCCCATCTTGGGGCCGTCCTCTCCGACAGCGTTGGAGTCTGGAGCTCCCTCGAGCCCACCCACCTTCTGGAATTCCTCAGGTAGGAGGCTGCGATCAATCTGTTCTTCGGTAACGATCTCCATGACGTTACCTTCTCCGTCTCGACTAACGACGAAACGGTCAAGCGGATAGAGCTTGAGGTTCTTCTTCCCTTGGTACAGGAGAGCATTTCCTGTGACGATGAGATGCTTCATTGCCATCTCTAAGTGAACACGGTCACTTGATTCTGCAATGTCTTGGGTGACGATCCGCTCAATGCGGCTGAGGCTCAGGTCAATCTCTGACCGGGCCTGCTCATCCATCCCGAGGTTGTCAATCTCAGCGTCGTTGATTTGCAGCTTAAAGAAGCTCGTGTTGACAGGGAATAGGCTCAGCATCAGCTTGGATGCGAGCACGTTGACACCTTTACTACCGACGGATTGCCAGGGAGTCGGCAAGTACCCACCCTGCACATGCCCCTCATCGGTGAGGATATATGGCAGAGTGAGCCTCGCTGATTGTCTACCGGAATCCAGGTAGTCTTCTCTATCCGCCCGAAGCATCATGTACTTAGCTTGAGCGGAATGTTTCATCAGGTAGGAATGTTAAGTGATCCAGACTTCTTACCACCACCAGCAGAAGCACCACCAGTGTTGACGGTCTGCTTGGGGATGGTCAGGGATGAAGTTCCCCGGGCGGACTGCTGGGCCTGCCCACGTTCGGTCTTCTGTGCTGTCACCTTGGGGGCTTCAGCATCTGCATTCACCAGCTCGGGAGGTGGGGCCACAGGGGGCCGTGGGGGATCCGGAGCGGGCGCGGGAGCCGGCGGTGGAGGGGGCTCGGGCTTAGGCACACTAGGTGCTCCTCCCATACACATGTTAGTTCTCCAGTAATTGTTTAATGTACTCAACGACAGAGCGTTGCCCCGATCGATACATGATCGAGGCTATCTCATCTGTAGGTGTAGGAGTTACCGGAGGGAATAAATTCTCCAGCTCGGACAGGAGCTTAGCTACCTGGGTATCTCCAGTGAATTGTTGGATTGGGTCGTTCATTTCTTCTCTTCGAAGAGACACTTGTCAGAGTCACAGGCTGCTGGCCCATGCTCCACATGCTGAGCATCAAAGTGCTTAGCCATTGCATCGTGGAAGTCCATCTCCCGGAAGCTGTTAACTTCAGTCTGGAGGCGGAAGTATGTCTCCCTATCGATCGGCTCAAATGGCAAGCGAGGGAAAGTCTCGTTAGCATCGAAGCGAGCGAGGAGAGCAGCTGAGATGTAGCCATCGCCACATCCCCGATAAATGAGTTCAGACAGTTCTTCGATCTCATTTTCTCTAAATTCTAGAGTAGCAGAGGTGTTATGTGTAGTCCAGAACTTCTGAACTTGCATATAAAAGTCGAACTGTGCCTTCACAGAGAAGGTGTTGGGCTCATACTGATCACAACCAGGCTTGTTAGCCCAGACAGTCTCAGTGGGAATCTCCACCAGCCACTCCTTCACACGCTCATCCCAAGGATCATTCAGCAGGTTACCTTCTTCATCACGTGAGGATTGCGAAGGAACCACTGTATAGCCATAGTCGATACATGCCAGCGCCACGGGATCCTCCCGGGCGAAGGTGATACGACGGATGAACCGGGCTGACTTAGGCGGATGCCAGCCAGGGGATGCCCCGGTTAGCAGCGACTTAGTACCAGCAGGTTGAACGGTTGTGTAGCGGTTGGGCATCTTCAGCCCATGCTTCTCACAGTAGGCCTCTAGGGTCTCCTTGACGACGCCTTTCCAGAACTCTAGGAGCCGGGCTTCACCCAGCACGAACTCATGGAACTCAGGCACGAAGGGACGTCCCAGGGACCACCAGCGGAGCCACTCAGCACCCCACTTATTCACACAGAAGTCGAACAGTCCAGTGAAGCTCACACCCACGATGGGATCCTGCTCCCGGCTGTACTGATAACGCTCGGTTGTGAACTTGTGGTGGAGGAGAGCACCAGCTGCCAGAGCTCCGGCCTGGAAGGCCTTTACCTGGGCATCGGTGTCATCAGGGTCCAGGGTGTTCAGGTGCACCTCACTGAGGTTGCAGTGAAAGTCCTTGCCGAGGATCTCCCCACAGGGGTTAAGTCCGTAACGATGCAAGCGGTGGTCGAGTTCCCGACCCACATCTCCCGATAAACGCGAGAGCAGCGCACGCGCGGCTTCGGGATCATCCTCGTAGGTTGCAATGAAATCTCGGCGGGCGGACAGGCTGTCAAGCACATCAGCGTTAGACCTTGCGATAGCTTCTGGGGCGTATTGAATCGCTCCTTCCCCTGATTCGAATTGCTTACGGACACTAGCAGTGACCTCAGCGAGGGAGGGACGTGAGTGAAAGACACGGGTGTGGTTGGCCATCCGCAGAGCATCCCGCTCGGGGTCGATCTTCCAGTTGCCTTCCGAATCACAGACCCAGAGGTTGTCTTTAGCCACCGCAGCAGCGGCATCATCCTGACTGAATTGACGCATACCAGCAGACCGGCGGACGTTGCCAGCCACAACAGCAAGTGACGATTCGTCCAGAATGAGGCACGCTTCGACTGAGGTGAGTCGTCTTCCTTTCGCATTGTTCAGAATCCTCGCGACTCGTCGGTAGGTCTCAGCCAACCGTACAGGATTGCTGACACCACCAAACCCAGCAATAGGAGTACCAGCGGGTCGGACAGAACTAAGATCAACAGAAATGTTTCTAAACTCATGTGGGGAAAGGGAGAAGGCGTTCTTGAGAATCAGGAGGAGGCCATCGCACCACCCTTGGCGAGAGTCTCCAATGTAGATGAAGTTGCCCGACTGATAAGTCTTCTCTGTCCACCCCGGGTTTGTGCCGAGGTTGTCCATCACGTAGAGATCCAGGCGGGTCTCAACTGTAGGCAGCTGGTTATATGTGCGTGGTTCAATAACAGCACCAGTACCGGAGCCCATCATCAACAACTCCATCTGGAGTGCGAAGGCTTCAGGATCCACCAGATCAGTGGAGGTGCAGTTGTAGGCTCCTGAGAAGTTCTCCGGCTTGGAGATCCAGGGTGTACCCCCAACCCACAGCCAGCGTCCGCTAGCAAGGGTATGGAGGTTCTGCAGCTGCTCGCGCACGAGAGCTGCCTCGTCTTCGGTAAACTTACCGACTGCAGCAAGGCCTGATGAGGCCCGCTCTACCACATCATCCCAGCTCTCTTTCCGACCATCAACCTTGCGGCTGTAGGTGCGATAGAAGACGGGGTTTGCGGAGGGTGCGTTGGACGGAAACATTAAACTAAATCTTCAACGTAGGGTGGTTTGTAATTGGGGCCCTTCAGGACCTTACCGTCTTCACGGCGTAATGGTTTCCCATCGACTAACTTCGACAGGTTCGACTCGTGCACACGATCAAGTGCTTCATCAAGCTCCCAGCCTCTAGCAACAGCATACTGAAAAGCAACGTAGACAAGATCAGCAAGTTCCTTGAGTTGATTAGCAGCAGGCTCGTTGTCTGTTGCATCATTGAACTCTTTGAACTCCTCGGTAATCAGACGGAGTTGCCGGGCAATGACCGTATCGTCCGAGGTTCCGATTTCCTGCCCCATCACTTGACGGAATTCGATCGCTTGCTTTAAGAGTGAGGTCATGGTCAGAGGTGGAGTCGATGAGTTTCTGGAGGTAAGCTTTGGCCTTTAGCAGGTCATCAATACGTGATTCATGTGGCTTGGAGCCGGCACGACAGAGGTACTTGACGATATTACCCTCTAGGTAATTGAGGTCTTGGTCAGTGATGAAGTCCCATACTTCGATGGAACCTTTCTTGTAGTGGCTTGGTGAATACTTGGACATCAGATAGGATCTCCTTCTTGTGGGTAGAGTTCATCCTCCAACTTCTGGAGGGTGCCTTTCATCCAGGGTTCCCAGACCTTGTAGCCCAGGGGGATGTCGGCGTTGGCATAGGCCCTCTTAGCAAGTAGGTGGTTGCGAAAGAGGGTGAGTTCTTTAGCGGTTAGTCTCATCTTCAAGTTGCTTGCGGATTTGCTCGGCCATCTTGAGGTACTTCTTCTTATTGCGCTTCATCCAGAAGATGTCCCACTCCATACGAATGAGGAATGGGATCTTCCGCAGCTCAATGGCGATGGCCTGCCAGAGGATGATGCAGAGCTCTTTGAACCAAGGGTCGAACTCAGCGTACAAAGCTCCCACAAACAGCAGGAGCACGGTGGGGTAGAGGATCAGGGTCATGAGGTGATGAGGATAGGTTGTTGGGCTTTAGTGTCCCAGTGTTCAGCTTTAAGGATGTTAGCGAGGCGAAGGTTGCGGACAGCATCTGCCTCCTTGAGTCCTGCCTCCTCATAAGTAGCAACAACGCTAGGCCAGTAATTACCATCTTTGACCTTACCTAAAATTGCCAAAGCTCTTTTGGGACCGATGCCAGGACAGCCGCTATAGCCATCAGTTGAATCACCAGTAAGGCACTGAAGGTAGAGGAGCTCATGGGCTTTCTCTGGGGTCTGGGTGTACTCATGCTTGAGATCGTAGATGCGACAGGGGATTTGAGCCATATCCTTATCTGGTGAGATAAGAACAAAGTTGTCGAGTGATCCGTTAGTGGCAAGTATGCCCATAACGTCATCAGCTTCGAGACCAGGTTTCATCACAGAGGGCCACTCTTTCATGGCCCAGTTCTTCAGCTTCTTATAACCACATGGCTTACGCTTTACGCGGTTACCTTTGTAAGTGGGCTCCACATCCTTGCGGAAATTCCTAGAATCTGTGAACGTGAGGAGAACCTTGTCGGTGTCGAACTTCGTGGTGAAGTCCTTGATGGATTGACGGAAGATCTGCTGACCTTTGCGGAAGTCTCCGACAACCAGTGTGGTCTCGAAGTCAAACTCCAACTCATCCTCCGCCGTGTTGCAAGCACGGTAGAGGAAGTAGTCAGCATCAATCAGAAGGGTGAGAGGTTTCATTTAGTGGAGTAGTTTCGGTGGTCATTGTCCCAGAAGTTTTCCCAACCAGGAGGGCAAATATAGACAGGACGATCTGCGGAGTGAATTCCCCTAGCAGTGTTCCTCCATTGCACCTTCCAGTCCCTGACATCACCCTTTGGTCTGACGTAGACTAGAAAAACATCGGCAGGTACTGATGCTATTGATGGGTTGCACCAGGTTCCGTCTAACCTCTCCGTCATACACTTAACATCGATTGGCAGGAGTCCAAGTTTAGGGTGGTATATGACCAGGTCTATTGGACCTGTACATCCCACATTCCTGAACACCTCGCACCCCTTCCAATGAGCTAGTTGCTGTACTAGCTGTTCTGCCATATCCCCTAACCTGTTGGGATCAATGGCAATCGGCCCAGGAGTTTCCGATTTGGTACTCGGAGTCAAGGGCACATCTGAATTTGACTTGGTGTTCGACATCTTTCATGGCGAGGGTGGTTAATTGTGCAGCCATCTCAGCCTGATCGGCTCTAACAGACAGCTGTTGCTCATCGTGCACAAAGGCCAGGGGATAGTAATCAATCCCAGCCTCTTGCAGCAGCTCATGAGTGCGGATAACCCAGAGCTTGCAGATGATTGCTCCAGCGGATTGGAGCAGATAGTTAAGAGCTGCATGGTTCTTACCCTGCAGGCGGATTGGCCTACCGTCTAGGCCCTTCAGGACGCCAGACTTAGCACGCTCTTGTATTGCGGCGTTGAGATCTGCGAAACCAGATAGGCCTTGCATGATCTTTCCACGTATTTCTTGGCCCTTCCTTGAGGCACTGCTTTTAGAAGCGCCCGCCGTAAGGCCAAGTTTATGGTTACCACCACCATAAATGAGACAATAGGTAACGCCTTTTCCAGACTTACGATCAGTCCCGTAGATTTCAGCCAGAGCCGTATGAATGTCTCCGTTAACCACTTCCTCTGCGAACTTACCACCGTCGTAGCGGCTAAGGTAGTGGCCAAGACACCGTAGCTCAAGGCCACTGGCGTCACTACCAACCTGCAGGTGGTTATCACTGGGCTTGAAGAGGGATCGATACTCATGTGCGGAAGGTACTTGTGCGAGATTGGGTCTCATGTGAGCTTGCCTACCGGTGTTGGTGTTAAGCACGCATGAGTGGTGAAGTCGGCCTTTACGCTCGAGCTTGAGCCAAGCATTCTTACCTTCAGAGAGCTGGCCGAGGTGCTTCTGAAGTTCAAGGATTCGGGCGAATGCCAGTGACTCCTTGGTGTTGATCTCCCGGAGGATCTCATCATCGATCTTGGGCTGACCTCCTGCGGTCCGCTCCTTAGGCTCCCACCCACGATGGTGCTCGAAAGCCCACGCGATGTGGTGTCGGCTGGTTGGGTTGAACTCTCGTAGCTTGCAGAATGGTGCGTTTTCGAAGTAGTGACGAACCTTGTTCGACCTCTTCGGAGTCATCACTCCGCCATCCACAAAGTGGAATGTTTCACGCATGTCGTCTGACAGCGTGTCGAGTTCTAACCGCAGCTTGCCTTCAAGAGCCTGTGCCGCGCGGACATCAAACGGGAAACCCATCTGTTCCTGCCAGGACATGATTCTGGCAATCTCATGTTCAGTGTCAACAGACCACTGATACTCAGGAATCTTAGGCACAAAGGTTTTGGCCAGTGCAACACTGACTTCCACATCTCGTGCACAATACTCGAGCATCTCTGGTGAATAGGTTGACCAATCACCTTCGAGACTCTTTCCAAACTCACTCTTGTGGTGCCCCAAGCGGTGCCCCCAAGCTTCAAGACTATGTCTTCCATACAGGTTTCCGGGCATGAGCGCCGGACGGCTGCGGAAATCTCTGTCAAGGAGATCGGTGAAGAACAGTCTAGACAGTATGAGTGTGTCCCTTGTACAGGACGGAGGCGTCCAATCAGGGTGGAGTTTCTGAATAGCAGGATAGTCATAGTTGACGATGTTGTGTCCCCAGAGTTCATCAGCTTTGGAGAGAAGCTCCAGGCCTTCTTTGATGGATGGGTAATCCCCAGTTCCATCGAAGCGGAACTCCTCGTCAGTGTCGATGTCCCTAGCGACAATGCAATGGATGATGGTGAGATCTGGGATCAGACCATCGGTCTCAATGTCAAAGGCTAGCTTCATAGATTTCGTCAGGGAGGTTGATAAGCACGAGATTGGAACCCTCGTACTTGCGGATCATCTGTGTGCCGTTACTAACGACAAGCGTGGGATATACATCCAGATCAAAGGCAGACACCAGAGCAGGATGATTCTCCTTCTCAAGGATGTTGACCTTGTCCAGGTAGTTATGTGTCCTGAGGTAGTTCTTCACCCGCTTGCAGGGACCGCAGTCCCTCTTGGTGAAGAGCGTGAGCTTAAAAGTCGCCATAGTCAGTAGGTGCGGTGGGTTTGTCGTCCTCGAAATCGAGGGCTTCGATCATGCGGCCAGTCTCTACAGAGTAGGAAAGGCCACCAGCGGGCCCTGTCTGCCCGTTGAAGCGGTTCTTTAGGACCCTTAGCTGTGATCGGTTGTCTCCCTTCGAGATGTCCCTCTCAAGGGCAATGACAAGGTCTGACAACTGAGCGATGCTATGGGAGCCACGAAGCTGGGAGAGTGACACTTGTGCTCCGTCCTCGTGTCCTTTGTCGCCTTGGTTTCTTCGCAGGTGGGAGATCAGGATCATCCCAATGCCGGTCTCTTCGACGAAGCTTCGAAGTTTGGTCATGACGATGTCGATCATTTTGCGCTCGTCGGTACTCTCGTTTCCGCTTAGCAGAATTGAAAGGTGATCCAATACTATCCATTGAACTTCGTGCGCCTTGGTGAGGAATCGGATGTCATTGAGGAGACTGTCAGGATCGACAGACCCAAAGCCATCACGTAGGAATACGCGGCCAGTACCAAGAGTCGAATCAAAAGCCGTCCGAAGTTCATCGGTTGGTAGCTCATTGTTTAGGTGCAATGGTTTATTGGCAGCCACCGTCATGAGACGGAGGCCGGTGCGCTTTACGCTCTCCTCTAGGGCGATGTAACCAACCCTCTGATCTTGATTGATCAGCGAGACGGCAATCTCACCACAGAGGGTGCTCTTACCTGTGCCGGAGCCAGCGGTAATGGTGACGAGCTCTCCAAGGCGAAGACCACCAGTGGTGGAATTAAGAGCAGCAAAAGGGTACTCAGCATCCCGACCATGAAGAGGTGTGGTGACGACATCGAATAGTGTTCGGCCATCAATGATCGACTTTGGTGTGTAAGTGGACTTATTCCAGATTGCCTGGGTAACGGCGTCATAGTCTTTGGCAGAAACAGCTTCACTAGCATCCTTGTAGCCGTCAATGAATGCAGTAAAGACCCTGTCCGCAGGGAACAGAGACACACATTCTTCAGCGGCTTGGATGCCAGCATCATCGTTGTCGAACATGAGGATAATCTCCTCGAAGTTCAGCAAGTAGGTGAGCTGTGCTGCCAGTGCTTTCTTTGCACTTTGTGCGCCATTGGGGACGCTGACTACGGGCCAGTTCTTACGGGCTTGGAACACTGAGAGAGCATCGAACTCCCCTTCGGTGACGACAATAGCCTTACCCTTGCCCCACAGCTGTTGGCCGAAGAGCTGGTTGTCAGGGTTCTTACCTTGCCAGCGGAAGTCTTTCTCCTTGCCACGATGTTTGTAGCCCACCAGTTGGCGGGAGTTGTCGTAGTAGGGGAATTGAATCCTGCCATCATTTACGCGGACGTTGAACTTACGGCAGGTTTCCTCTGTCAGGTTGCGTGAAGGGATCCGATGGAAGTCACCTTCGAGTGGAATCATAGGAGCTCTACTTGTATGGGTGGATTGTCCGGTGCCACGTTCCGAGTACCCACATGAAAAGCAATACGCGCCGCCGTCAGAGTAACGAGCAAGAGCGTCAGAACTGGGACAGTTAGGGCACGGTTCATGGCGTGTGAATTCGTTTTGGGTTTCGTCATACATGCCTCAACTCCTCATGTATTTCGAGGTACTCCAGGAGAGCAGAGAAGATTTCCTCCTCTTCATAACCCTCCTGTTCGAGGTCAAAGACGAACCCATCAATCTTGAAGATTAGGTTAGCCATTGTTGTGGAATGTTGGGGTAGATGCACCAAGGAAAGCCGTGTTTCTCGGCCCACATAGAGTATGTGGTCTTGGATGCTTTGGTGAGAGTGTTGTCTCTTTGGAAGACGAAGCGTAGGTCAAGCTCAGGATGTTGAGCCTTAACTGCTAGCATCTTTCGGCGGTCAGAAGGCTTGAAGAAACCTTTGACCTCTAGAATGACGCCGTTAGGTAAGAAGAAGTCGGGAGTGTACTTTGAAGAAGTTACATAATCGAACTTTTGCACCTCATAGAGGTAGGGTACATTCTCCCGATCTAACCACTTGCTTACTTTCTCCTCAAGACCTGATCGATAATTCATGCCGGTTTAGGTTTGCCAAAATATTCTTCAAAGACAGCACGACAATTCTCAAAGCCCTTTAACTTTGACTGGATCTGTGCCCAATTCTCCTTGAAGTATTTCTGGTTATTGAGGGTAAGTTCGACTACTTCTGACAACCTCTCAATGAGAACAGTGTTCTCTGCCACGGTAGTTTCGAGAGAGTTAACCTTCTTCTCGAGGGCACTGACCCTCCGTGAAAGGAAGGCCAGATTCTTTGAGTTGTCGTTCATAAGTTCAGAAGTCGTAGGATTCGGTGGTCTCGGGCTCTGCTTCCGCAGCCTTGCGGACTTGAGGATCAGACTGCTTGAAGCCGGAGGTGGTGCCGAAGATGGCGGCCACGTCCTCGGCGCTCATGTCCCCAGAATCAACAGAGCCATTGCCAGAGGCGAGCTCAATGATCTGGACACCCTTAACCAGCAGGCGGGTACCGACCTTGTTGCCAAACACATAGGGTCCTTGCTGAACAATCAGCTTGACCTTGGTGCCCTTGCGGACATCCTTAAGCACAGCTTTGTCGATCAGGGAGCCTTCGGTATCCACAAAGACGGGGATAGCCTTGGGCTTCTCTTCGCTGTAGCTGTACTTCACCAGGCCCTCATCATCCCACTTGCTGAGAGCTACCTCACAGCGGCGGGGATTGGGAGCCTTCGACTTAGCCCACTCCAGGAGCTCTTCGCGGTCAGCTTCAGCTGCCTCGATCACGTCCTTCGGGAGCTTGAATGAGAAGCAACGGTTGTTGAATTTACCTTCGTCTTCGTAGACGTTGATGAATCCTTCCAGGGTTGCTTCGAAAACGTAGCGGTTGCGATCAGCCATTGATGATGGTGGTTGTAGAGAGTGCGTGGATAGTGTTTTCTAAGAGATCAGAGATCAAACTCTCTGAACATTTCGACGTAGCCAAGCGCCGTCGGGGCCAGGGGCTCCTCGGGTGTAGGAGTGCCGGTAGCGAGGAATAGGGCATACTCTTCCGCGTCAAAGGCATCGATCTCGGCTTGGGTGAAAACGGTGTAGTTGGTTTGGGTCATGGTGTTGTAGCGGTAGTTGAGTCGGGTGAGGCAGAAGGAAGGGATCAAATTCCCTCCCCTTCCACGAAGGATTCATCCTCATCGGTATCCTCAGTCCAGTAGAAGCAGGCCTCTAGATAGTTGCCCAGCTCCACCAGAGCCTCGGCGGATGCGTAGTCGTCACGATCGACGGCGTCCACGATCCGCTCCATCAGGGTTTGGTTACTCATCAGCAGAAGAAATAAGGGGATTCGTTAACCAGGTCTAGATCGAGGGTGTCCTTGATCAGACCATCAGGGATCTCAACGTCCTGCTGCTCAGCCCAATCCTCAAGGGGCTTGCCCTTGTAGATCTCGGCGTGATGCAGGCGGATCCCTGCCATCATCTCGTTCATGTCGCACGAGCGTCCCAGGATGCAGTCATGGATGACCGTGAAGGGCTTGTCGTACTCGTAGAACATCAGATGCAAGAGAGAGGCGTCTAAGCTGTGCACCAAGTTAGGAGCAATGGCACCCTTGTGGCGCTGGCGGTCAGGACCGGCGAAGCCATCGGCAACCCTGATCTGCTGGACACTACCCATGAGGGTCGTCTTGATCAGCTTTGTCCTGGGCTTGCGGATGTCCTGCACCACTCTGAAGCCAGAGGGTGTGGTCCATTCGATCTGTTCTGCCCCAGCATCAAGCAGATCCATAGCGGTCTGCTGCAGCCAGTTCATCACATCAACGGGACCAGCGAACACCTCAGGGACAGCCTTGCGATACACCGCATCAGTCACTTGCCCTAACCGGCCCTTGATCGAGAGATCAAAGCCAGCATCATGCAAGGCCTCGCGAATGTAGGCACGAGCCGAATCCCGAGACACACCATAAGGAACAGTCATCACTGTTCGTTTGGTGATCTTTCTATTCATGTAGGGGTGGATGCTCTCGTCTTCGATGTACTTGATGGCGGCCTCAGCCACCGTCTTGTAACCGTCTGAGGGGCCATCCTGATCCCCTCTAATCACGTTCACCTGTTTGGCTGCTACTGCATCCCTCGTCATGGAAGAGAGGTGCTGTAGGCCACTACAGGTGGCATCAATGCCGATTGGCAGCCCACTGGTCTGCTTAGCACCAGTGATCACACAAGCGTGATACTCAATGCAGGCAGCCAGGAACATCCAAGGCTCCCCAGCACCCTCCCAAAGGGAGATAGCACCAATAGGATCCTCAGCGATGATGGTGATTAACTCATGGTTTTCTTGTGTCCATGCAACACGATCGTTGTGGCTTAGCTTGTCGTTACCGTAAGTGGTACACACATGCCATGCCAGCCAGTACTCATCGACTTCACCCTCCTCAGCAAAGAGGAGCAGTGACTTATCGAAGTCGGTACCCTGTGGGTTGAGTTGTGTGTTCTGTGGATAAACACGGCCTCGGTAATCGAAGCTCCAGGGAATCCAGAACACCTCATCATCGTATTGATTAGCAACGAACATAGTCTCCGTCGCTCTCCAATTACGTTGAAAGAGTTGTGCATTGAAATCATCAATAGACCTCTGCATCCTCTTCCATTCTTTGAACCTCTCAGGCTCGGCCTTGGGATCTCCATTGAAGGAGTCCAGCCGTTCCCTAGGTTGATCGTGGATGAACTTCCCCACTGTCCTGCTGTTGTCGTAGCACCAATTAGCCACAGCCAGTATTGCCGCGTTTATACGGTAAGACTGTCGTTGCAGGTTGTTGAGGAACTCTACAGGGATCGTTCCCTGCTTACTGTCACCAATTGGCTTGCCCACCTTGCGGATCATGGGTGCTGTGCCCCTGATCTCCTCGGTGAGGTAGCCGCCCCGGCCCTCGTCTGTCCAGTCATTAGGTGGGCAGACCATAGGCCAGAGACAGAAGCTCAGCTCTAGTGCACGCTGCATTAGTGCATCGCGAAGGCCAATGAACTCTCGAGAGAATCTCAGGATGCACTTCTGTGAGCGTGGCATCTTGATGGTCTCCTTGATTATCCATCCGGTGGTCTCAGTGATGGAGCGGAGTGCCCAGCTGCCCACCTTGAAGTGGACTGTGCGTCCCCAGCCCTTCCACTGGATGCCAGCCTTGTTGAAGCGCAGGTTGTAGACCGTTGCCTTCTGGCGGGTGCCGGTGGAGTGGTGGAAGCCGTTAGTGACATTACGGAACAGGTCTTTGTCCTGCTGCTGATACCACTGGAGCTTGAGTTCAACCTCAATGGCTGAACCGATGGATGCCGCCACCTCTTGAGGTGTGGGCTTGTCATCCTGAGCAAGCTGGTCGAGCGCAACCTTGAGTGCTAGCACTGCCAGCACCTCTGTGTCTGCACTCTTGAGGTGGGTGAAGCAGACCCGGAAGTCTTGGCCACCCCGGCCCTTAGCAGCATTGCCAAGGCTCTTAGCCATGTGCTCAGCGATCACCCCTGTGGCCTGTCTGAGGGCTTGCTGCCCGTAGACGGTGGATGATGCGTAGGCCCTCTGTTCGGCCCTATTAGTGGAAGCCTTGAGACGCTTACGTGCCTCAACTCCCTGTTCAGTCTCTCGCCGGAGTTGCCGGGCGATGAGTTCGGTCTCGTTCATAGGCTCAGAAGCAATACTTACGGAGTGTGCGGGTAACTTCTTGTGCTGAGTACCAATCAGCCAGGACTCTTGCCTCAGCCTCGACCCTCCACTGGTGTTCTGGATAGCCGAGGATATGCCAGCCGTTATCCTGTGCGCGGCTGATGAAGTAATCACTGAGATCAGGCTTGAGGGGCCGCCAGCCGTTGCAGTATTGAGCAACGTGCAGGGCCTCGTGACGGATTGTCCGGTAGGCCTGGCCAGCGAAGCGGGCGTTCCTCAGGCAGATCATGAAGATCTTGGGGCCCGGTGCTACGTACCCGAAGAGGTTCGGGTTCTTGAGGCATTCACCCTTATCAAACTGGACATTGAATCCAGCCCTTACCACGGTACGTAGGACGTTCTTATGGGGATTCTCGTAGGTCCTGGCTTTCGGTGCTGCCCCTGCCGGGCCGGCTGCTAATGCAGCAACCAGCGTCAGCGAAGTGACTAGGGGGGTGACGAACTTAATCATGTGCAAAATGGCGGATGATGGTGAATGGTTTGCGCCCGGTATTAGGCGTATTGGTGGTCGAGCAGACCTTCGAGCTCATCAAAGGTCAGGCCCCGGTGCTGCATCTCCCAGGTGACGAGATACAGAGGCACAGGGCCGTTTCCATCAAGGGATGCTTCGTAGCATTGGGCCAGCTCAACGTCGGTCACGTCGCAGAGCATGATCTGCCAATCGAGCTCGTTGTAATAAGCATCTTCGCAGCTCTGTAGGAAGGAGTCCATATCGATGTGGTGATAGCTCATGGTGTTCAGAAGGTGGCGGTGGATTCAATGTGCTGGGCTCTGAGAGCCTCTGTACGGGCTTCGGCCTGCTGTAGGTGGGATTGTACCCAAACAGTCTGGAAGCCGGCTTGTGGGCGCTTGTAGGCCCCTTGTGGGGCCTTCTGCCAATAGTCTCGGTAGATGCTCATGATGATCAAAGGTTACGGGTGAGACGGTCAACAACAGCCCGATAAACGAACTGCTTGGCAGCAGCCACCTTGAGGTAGCCGCGATAGGCCCGGTCTACATAGACCCGGGTCACCTGCCCGGCTGTGAATACAGCAACCAGGACAGGCACGATGGTCAGCACATAGCGTTGGATGTACTGACCGACGATGACATCAGATGGCATGGTGTTAGCTCCATTGTGGGGTTTGAGTGACTCTAGTAACCCTGCAATCAGGGTTAAGCTCAGCTGCAGCCATGACGACTGACCGGGCATTGGAGCCCAGTAGCTGAGACTTGTGGGGGATGCCGCGTCGATCGACAACGGTGACATCATAGGACTTGATCATTTGTCAGTTGCGAGGTACCAAATGAGTATAGCAAGGACGATGAACTCAAACATTGTGGATAGCCTCAAGCAGGGCAGCCTCCCTGAGGCATTGAAGAGCCTCCGTGCGGGTGAGAGCCATCTCAGCAAAGTAGAAGAGCTGCTGCTTGCGCTGCTCGGCTTGGTAGCGGCGGATTGCAGCGTTCGCGCGTTGTTCGTTGGTCATGGTGTGTCTCCGTGGTGGTGGTGGTGGTGTTGGTTGATCAGTTGCTGTGGAGCCTGATGTAGGACTCACACTTCTTGATGGCTGGGAGCACATTCTCCTTAAGGCGGGCCTGATAGATCTTGACCCACGTCTCAGCGCTCTTGACGCTTACGTAATCGGTCCTACAGGCCACGATGTTGCGGGCGAGGGAGGCTCGGATGCCATGCAACCGGGCGAGCTCCTGTTTGGCGTAGGCAACGTCTGGGAGGTAGATGTTCATGGTTGCTCCGTGTTGATGTGTTCAGTGTATCAGGCAGCGCGGCGTCCCTTCTGCAGGGCCAGTACTTCAGGCTTACGGGCAGCGCCCATGTTCTGTTTGAAGTTCTTAGTGTGGCGGCCTGTCCAGGTAAGCTCGCGGGCTTGTTTCTTGGTTGGCTTAGCACCAAGGACCCATGTGCTGTTGGTTAGTTTCAT